CCGCCTTGCACAGAATGGGCTCAGTAGGCTATCAGGCGTGAAAGAGGCGCGTAGCAGGCCCGTAGGAGCGTCCCAATAGGCTCAGTGCATGATGGGAGGGGTATCGAATCCGAACGTCTTAGAGGCCGCATATCTTGGTCGGCCCCCGGCCAGATCGCGCAATCGTGTATAGGTTATGAAGTGCGCTGCATTTCTTAGAATTGGCGAGTAATAGTGAGAGAGTGCAAGAAGGTGGTGTTCGAGCTTGAAGTGGAGCGGTATTCTCTGTTTTCCCCGATTGTTGAAAAATTCTGCTGAAAAGTGGTGGCTCTTGAGAGTAGCGCCACAAAGGGTGTGGCGTGCGCTACAGTGGGTGTGGCGATTTGAAAAAATTTCGTTACCGGTGCGGCGTGTCTCATTGCGGTGGGGCGGAGAGTGGCCGTTACCCCAAGGGATAGTGGTGCGTGTCTCATTCGTGTCTCGTGTGTCTCATTTTGGAAGTGGGGTATTGACACACGTGAGACAGATGTGGTAAAGGTGGGAGTCATTGCGGGACGTAGACCAGTTGAGGAGGACGCGATGGGTTGGGCGGATTGCGGTCTGGACAGCAAGGGGCGTCCGATTGGCTATGCGTTTTCAGCGACGTGCGACCATCCCGGATGCGACAAGAAGATTGACCGTGGTCTTTCCTTTGCGTGCGGTGGGATGCACGGCGAGACTGAGTGGGGATGCGAGGGCTACTTCTGCGAGGAGCATCTTGAGATCACCGACAAGGAGCGGGATAGCCAGCTTTGCCCGAGTTGTGTGAAGAGGGTCGAGTTGAAGCTTGGCGCCGATTGGTACGAGAAGAGCCACAGTGACATGGTTGCAGAGGCGGTTGAGGATTCAGCGTAACCGAGGAGGTAGGGATGCCAGACGAGAAGGCGAAGTGCGAGGTCTGCGGCCGGGCGATTGTGGATGGGGCGCATGAAGACAGCGATGCTGCCGAGTACAGCTTCTACGATCCGCTGGTGACGAAGAACGCCACGATCTGCGGCGCTTGTGCGAAGAGGGCGAATACCGTCGACATGCTGAAGCGTCTGTACCGTCTTGACGATGAGGTGAAGCGTCTTCAGCAGCGGATCGTTCTGCTCAACCAGAAATCGGGAGGGTAGGGATGCCAGACGAGAAGAGGAAGGTGCGTGAGCGCGGAAGGCTCAAGCAGAAGCGCGAGCAGGCGGAGGCGCAGTTCGTCGACGCAATCACGAGGGGGTGGCCTCCACGCCTCCGGAGCGCACTCCTTCCGGGGGTTGAGATGACGGAGGTTCCCCATGCCACATGAGCGGCTGAAGCTCGGGAAGCTGGACATTGTCGGCATCGCGGTGATGATTGGGCTACTGAACACGTACGCCTTGGTGAGGTTCCCGTTCGTGTGGTGCTGGTGGGCCGCGTTCGACGGGCGAGAGGCCGCGAAACCGAAACTGTGGAGCTGCTGATGGCAGTCGACACCAAGGCATACCGCAAGGCGCTGTGGAACACCAGCAGAACCATGTATGCCGAGTTCAAGGCTCGGATGGAGGAGTGCCTTGAGTCGGGCATGGTGCAGCGCGTGGCCGAACTGACCGCGATGGAGGAATTCCCGCTGCCGGTCGGGGCGGAGAGCGCGATCAAGAAGCTGACCCCGGATCAGCAGGCGGCGCTCAGGAAGAGCGAGGCCAAGGCGTTCGTGGCGCCGGGGAAGATGGACGAGGAGTCTGTCGACGACATGGAATACGGCGATCAGGACTTCGTGGGGCGGAAGACAACGCTGCGCGATTGCGCCGAGTGGGTTGCCAGCAACATCTACAACAAGGACGCCAAGGTCGAGGATGCGCCGGACGCCGTGGCGTGGAACCTCCTGGCCGATGCGAGGGCGGACGCCGAGTTCCGCCGGCGGGTCTTCTGGGACAAGATCTACCTGAAGGTCGTCGGGGCCAATGAGGATGCAGACAAGAAACGGGACGATGGAAGTGAGCTCGTGAGTACGATTCGAGATCTGCTCCAGATTCGAGACTCCGTCAGCGCCAAAGAGGCCGGATGACAGCCGCCACGCCACAAGTTGAGACGCTCCTCGCATTCGAAAGGCCCAGCGACGTTCGGCGCACCGTGCCGACGCCCTATCACCACCTGGTGCCCAAGGATCTCGACGACAACCTCAAGTGGCGACTGGAACTGCTGCGGTACGGCCAGAGCTCCAAGCGCGCGGCCGATGAGCTCTGGATGATGTGCTCGAGAGACCCGCTCTTCTGGGTGGACTCGTTCGTCTGGACGTTCAACCCGCGTCTCTCCAAGGGGCAGCGAAAGCAGCCGTGGATCAGCTACCCCTTCCAAGAAAATGCGATCCTCACGATCATCGCCGCGTCCGGCAGCATCGACGGATGCGACCCGTTCGATTGCCTCTTCGAGAAGTCACGCGATATGGGCGCAACATGGCTGGCCATCATCTGCGACGCCTACCAGTCCAGCTTCGAGGAATTCTTCTCCGCCCTCTGGGTCTCCCGTAAGGAAGACCTCGTGGACAAGGCAGACGATCCCAAGTCGATGTTCTGGAAGCTCGACTTCCTGATCGAACACCTTCCCCCCTTCCTCAGCGACAGGTTCGAGCGGAAGAAGCTGCACTACAAGAACTTCGTCACCGACTCCACCATCGACGGCGAGTCCACCACAGGCGATCTGGCCACCGGCGACCGCCGCTCCCGGATCACCCTCGATGAGTTCGCCAAGTTCGAGCGCGCCAAACCCGGCATGGGCATGAGGGCACTCAGCTCCACCGCCGATGCCACCGACTGCAGACTGTTCAACTCGACGCACGACGGCACGGGCACCGCCTTCTACATGATGGCAAAGTCCGATGTCCACAAGATCCAGTTCCATTGGTCCGCTCACCTCGTGAAAGGCGCCGGCCTCTACAGCGTCAACGAGAACGGCACGGTCAATGTGATCGACGGCGAGTACCACGAGCGGCGGCCGGGCTACGAGTTCATCCACAAGGCCGGCGGTTTCAAGGGGCTCCGTTCGCCCTGGTACGATCGTGAATGCAGACGCCGGAAGTCGAAGCTGGAGGTCGCACAGGAACTCGACATGGACGCCCATGCGTCGGGCGGTCAGTTCTACGACAAGGACACCATCGAAGTCATCGAGACCGGGCCCACACGAACGCTTCTCGCCCCCGTGGTTCGCGGTAATGTCAGCTTCGATCCGCTCACGGGAACCTTCCGCGGCTTCAATGAGAATCCGCACACGGGCACCCTGAAGCTCTGGATGCATCCCGACGCGATCAAGCGGAAGCGCGCTGGCGTTCGCTATGTGATCGGCGTCGACGTGGCCGGCGGGTCTGATGCCTCGAATGCCTGCCTGTGCGTGGCCGACGCGACGACCGGCGAACAGGTCGCGGAGTTCGCCGATATCGAGACCACTCCCGACAAACTGGCCAAGATCGCCATGGCCGTCGGGCTCTGGTTCAAGGTGGGCACCACGCTCCCCGAGTTGATCTGGGAACGCAACGGGCCCGGCAGCGCGTTCGGCCTCTGCATCCGAGACCTCGGGTACGACAGTTTCTATCACCGATCCGACGCCGACACGGGCGTTCGAGACCCGAAGCCCGGCTGGCCGTCGGCACCACAGAACAACCTCGATCTCATGGGCCTCTTCCGCCGATCACTGAGCAGCGGCTCGTTCGTGATCCGCTCCGATCAGGCGCTTGAGGAGCTGAAGGCATACGTCTACACCAAGACGGGGGGCGTCGCCCACCAGGCGTCGCTGTCCATCGAGGATCCGAGCGGCGCCAAGCGAAATCACGGAGACCGGGCACGGGCCGCGGCGCTGGCCTGCCTCTGCATGGGTCTCGAACCCTCGCTCGATGAGGATGACAAGGTGCCCGACGAAATACCCGACAACTGTTTCTTCGCGCGTCGGCAAGCGTTCCGACGGCGGAAGATGATGGACGCAACACGATGAAAGGGATGCCATGAGAGAGTTCATGCGGTACATGATGGTCGTCGCGCTGGTCGCCTGCCTTGGCATACTGGCCCTCGGAATCGCCGCTGGCTGCACCCCGGCGCAGATCGCGCACAGCCAACAGCAGATCTCCAACGCCGAGACGCAACTTGCCACATTGGAACAGCAGCTCGCCGCGGCAACCCCAGGCTCCGACGAACACAAGGAGCTGCTCGCCTCCATTACACGAATCAAGCTCGGCCTCGAAACGCTGAACAAGAACCTCGAAGGCGCGGAAGATGAATATGGCGTGGCTCAGGCCGTCGCCCAAACGCTTTGCCTTTTCATCGCACCGCCCTGGGGCCCGATGGTCGCAGCGGCGCTCGGACTGACCATCGGCCTCGTGAAAGACCAGAGAAGCAAGCGGAAACTGGCCGTCAGCGACCGCGCGAATGCGATCATGGTGACATCCATCAAGGATGCGAATGCCACCGTCGCCGCCGGGATGGTCAAGAAACGCTCCAAGCCGGACGCGGCCGTCTACGCAGCCATCAAGAGCAAGGTCAAGGCGCTCGACGCCAACATCCGACATACCGAGGGCTGATCCATGCCACTCGACTGGAACGACGCGACGATCAAGAACCTGCGCAGCTCAGTGACGAAGTGGCGCCAGGATCTCAAGTTTGCTCGCGTCCAACGCCTCGCGGCCCTGAAGCTCTTCGGGGGCGCCCACTACATCAAGGATTGGGATCAGGAGACGCAGCCCATCCCGCTCATCGCGATTGGGATGAAGACGTACCTGCGCCACCTTGTCGGTCGCCGCCCGGCGGTCATGGTCGGAACACCGTTCCCCCGCCTGAAGCCCTCCGCCTACATGCTCCAACTCGCCATGAACCAACTCCTCAAGGAGATCAACTTCGGCGAGACCATGGAGGCCATCGCCCTCGATGCGATGTTCGGCATGGCGTTCGCCAAGATCGGCCTGTACTCCAGCAGGGAAGTGGAGATCGGCGGCGTGATGCACGACGAGGGCCAGCCCTACTTCGACCGGATCTCCCCCGAAGACATCGTCTACGATACGAATGCCCGAACGTGGGAGCAGATTACCGTCGTCGGCAACCGTTACCGGGTGCCGCTGCGTATTGTGAAGGAGAGCAGCTTCTTCGAGAACACGGACGAACTCGTTTCCCAGGAAGAGAAGACGCACAACGAATCGGGCGACCGACGCAGCACAACCCTGACCCGCGGGAATAACTCCGACTACGAGGACTTCGAGCCGCACGTCGAACTGCTCGACCTCTACATGCCGTTCGAGAACACCATGATGACGCTGGCGGAACATCAGGACAACATTCCGCCCGTAGTCCCGCCCTACGAGTGGAACGGCCCGGAGCGCGGCCCGTACCGGCGGCTCTCATTCGGCACGGTTCCCGATCAGATCATGCCCCTCGCGCCGATTCACCTCTGGATGGACATGCACGAGATGGTCAACACCATCTGGCGCAAAGAGTCACGCCGCGCCAAGAACTTCAAGCAGAACTGGGGCTACCAGCCGGAGTCGGCGAAAGACATGGCGAATCTGGAGTCCGCCGGCGATCTTCAGACGATCAAGATGAAGAACCCCGAGGGCATCCGCGAGTTCCTGACCGGGGGTGCCAATGCGAACAACGTGCTCATGGCCATGAAGGGGCAGGAGGAGTTCAACAACATCGCGGGCAACCTCAACCTGATGACGGGCAGCGGGGCCGATTCAGAAACGCTCGGTCAGGATCAGATTCTGATGGCCTCCTCAAACCAGACGGTCGAAGACCTGCAGGACAGAACGCTTCTCTTCACCGAATTCGCGACAGAGGACCTTGCGTGGTTCCTGTATTACGACCAGAACATCCCGATCCCGCTGATCAAGGAAGTGGCCAACGGCAGGCGGATGGCAGCCACGCTTTCCCCCAAGGATCGCGAGGGCGACTTCCTGGAGTACAACTTCTCGATCTCTCCGTATTCCATGCGGCCGCAGACCCCAGACTCGAAGTTCGGGACCATGATGCAGCTCCTCAATGGCCTCATGGCCCCGTTCGCGCCGATGATGCAGGAGCAGGGGCTCACAATCGACATGCAGGCCGTGCTCAGGCATGCGGCGCAGTGGCGGAATCTGCCAGAGATCGAGGATATGGTCACGTTCACCTCGCCCAGCCAACAGCAGCAGATGGGCCTGGTCGGCGAGAGCCCGCGGCGACCCGTGCAGCAGTCGCCGAAGACAGAACGGACGTATAACCGCGTCAGCCAGGGTGCCGGCAAGCAGGGCGGCGAGGACATCACCGCGGCACTACTCCAAGGTCTTGGGCAGAAGCAGCAGCAGACATCAAGTCCCATGCAAGCGACAGGATAGACAACATGGCAGCGGCAACCAATGGCGTGACGGCATTGCACGTACTTCGCGACCAGCAGCAGGCGGTACTTGACGATCTCGAAAGCGCTCCCGACGACATCGATGGGATTGGCGACGACCAGGGATGCCCGGCGCCGAAGTTCGCCTACAAGGTGCTTGCCGCAAACCGAGTTCTCGTGAGAACCGCGGTCATCAACACGCAGTTGGATATCGACAACGGGGAAGCGAGACGCAACAGGCAGAGCCGCATGTGGGACAGCATCAGAAGCAGCGTCGCAGCATGGATCATCGTCACCCTGATCGCAGCGATCCTCTTGATGGTCGGAACGGCCTTTGGAAAGACTCTCTGAGGACAGACATGCAGATCTACCCGTACAAATGCCCGGAATGCGGCCATCGGTTCGACCACATGATGCAGAAGCTGAATCCGCCGGACACGCTCGTCTGCGGAGAGTGTGGATACCGGAAGTGCAAGCAGGATTGGCAGGCCAAGTTCGCCGGCGGCGACTTCGCGCCCGGCAACTGGCCGATGGAGTCCGACGCGGCCGGCGTTCACCCGGACCAGATACCCGAGGCCGTGGAACACGCCAAGAGCATTGGCGTGCCGACCGAGTTCAACAAGGCAGGGAATCCGATCCTCCGAAGTCCACAACACCGGGCCGCATACCTCCGCGGAATCGGCATGTTCGACCGAGACGCGGGGTACAGTGACCCAGCGCCGAACGAACATACCAGGCCGAGATCTCGACGCGAACAGCTCGCGCGAAAGTACGGCCTTGACCCCAAACTGGTAGGAGCCTAGGGATGCCATTGGAAGACAAAGGGTTGGAACACGACGCCGAGGAAGAAAAGCAGGAAGACAAGCTGACGCCGGGCTGGGAAGACGATCCCGCGCCCGATCCGACGCCCGATGCTGAGATCGAGGAAGATACCAGCACGAGCAAGGACGACGACGACGACACCGACGGCAGCAAGGACGATGGCGGGAAGAAGGCCGACGACGCCGCCGACGATACACTCACGACACGAGCCGTCGAAGAACTTGGCATCGCCAAGGAGACGGCAGCCGCACTTGCCGAATCGGGACACCTTCAGGAACTCTTGGATGCGGCCGATCAAAAGCTGAAGCCCACACCTCCGGCAACCCCGGCGGCCAAGGGTGACGAAGCGACGACGGCTGACGACAAGGGTGCCGAAGGCGACCAGGGCAAGAAGGACGCTCTCACGCTCAAGGACGATCTCGAAGCACAGGGATACGATCTCGAAGATCCCATGGTCAAGATCCTCCTCGCACAGGACGCGAAGAACGGCGAGTTGTCGAAGAGACTCGATGGCATGCTGACTTCGCAGAAGGAAGAGGCTCAGGTCGCGCACGAGAGGGCGTTTGACAGCGCCATATCGGCACTTCCGGAGTCATGGGAGGAGCTCTTCGGGAAGGGATCGGTTGACGCGCTCGATCCCGACGGAGCGGAGATGCGGCACCGGCAGAAGCTGGACGACGCGATGATTCTGATCCAGAGCCATCGTGCCGATAAGGATCTGGCACCGCTCGGCGCAGCCGAAGTGATGGATCGCGCGTTGCGATTGGAGTACGCAGACACGTACTCGGAACTGGACCAAGCGGCACTGAGCGGTAAGCTCAAAGGCCAACGCCGTCGGATGGCAGCCCGCCCAACGGGGCGCGGTGCCGACAAGCCAGGTGGCGTCAATGCCGCCATAGCGAAGTCGGAAGCCTTCGATAAGCAACATGGCGTCGGCTGACGGGCCGCGAGACTGAAAGGACAACGACAACATGCCGACACTCAACGCGGACGAAATCGATGATCTCGTACAAGAAACGCTCCGCGATCTGGGGCGAAACGACATCATCCAGATCGCACAAAGCCAGCAGGACTACGAGGTCTACACCAAGTGGTTCAAGAACGACCGCGTCGCCTTCGACAGCGGTTACGGAATCCGCCGGACACTCATGAACAAGCTGCCGGGCTCCGCGCGACACACCGGCCTCTTCCAGGTCGATGAGATCGCCGTGGTCAATCTCCTGAGCCAGCTCGTCGTGCCGTGGCGACATGCCACGACGAACTGGGCGTACGAAATACGCGAGATGATGATGAACAAGGGCAAGTCCCGGATCAACAACATCATCGTGCCGCGGCGCGAGGGCGCCATCATCGACCTGATCGAGGAGCTCGAAGAGAAGGGCTGGGCCAGCCCGGACGCGGACAACGAGGACGAGCCGTACGGCCTGCCCTACTACATCGTGTCGAATGACACTCAGGGCTTCAACGGCGGCTACCCCGACGGCCACACCGACATTGCCGGTGTGAACCTGACGACCGTGCCGACGTACAAGAACTGGACGGACACGTATGTCGCCATCACCAAAGACGACCTGATCAAGAAGATGCGCAGGGCCTCGTACAAGACGAACTGGAAGAGCCCGATCAGCGTCGCCGACTTCCGCAGCTTCAAGGCCCAGATGTACCGCATCTACATGCCCTACGATGTCTACGAGGCCTTCGTGGACGCGGCGCAGGCGCAGAACGAGAACCTGGGCCCCGACGTGGCGCGCTACGACGGCGAGGTGACGTTCAAGAAGCACACCATCCTCGCGACCCCGTCGCTGGACGATACTACGAACACCTGGACGGACTTCCCCGTGTTCGGCGTCAACCACCAGACGTTCCTTCCCGTGTGCCTCGAAGAGGACTACATGCGGGAGACGGGTCCGCAGCAGTCGCCGAAGCAGCACAACACCCGCGAGGTGCATTACGACATCTCGTACAACTACGTCTGCCTGGACAGGCGCCGGAACTGGCGCTTCAAGAAGACCGGGACGTAAGCCACACTGTGACAAGGCTGCGAGGCCGGCTGGCCCAGCAGCAAACTCGCGTAGGTCGTGGTGCGATGCCGCACGCGGCCGACCAATAGGAGAGAGACATGCCTATCACCAATCCGGTTCTTTACGAACAGCAGGGACGTGTCATCAAGCGGCTCGTCAAGCACACGGCCGGCACAGCCCTCGTGAAGGGCGTGGCCATGTGCTACGACCGCGACTACGGCACCGCAACCGCCGTGGATGAGTACCGGGACAAGATCGTGCTGGTCCCCGGCACAACCAACAACGGCAGTTTCGCCGGCGTCACGGCCCGCTCGTACAAGGCCAAGACCGGCGGCCGCATGATCGAGATCTACGAGCCCGGCAGCGTGTGTTTCGCGCTGATCGCGGACGGTTCGATCACCATCGGCGACAGGTCGTTCGTGACGTTCATCGTCGGCGGTGCCAGCAATGGCAAGTTCACCGCGGCCGCCGCAGCCCCCGTGGGCATCGGTTCGGCCAAGGTGCTGCAGACGTTGGCGGCCACAGGGCTCGGTCTCGTGGAGCTCCTGGCGACCGGCGACCAGACGGGCGGCGTCGAAACGAGCACCAGCGTCGCCGCGGGCGGCGCGATCACCCCGATGGTCGGCGGAAAGACCATCGTCACGGGTGTGGCGCTCACCGGAGCCGACATCACCGCGACCCTGGCCGATGGCACGTACATCGGGCAGAGGAAGGTGTTCTACGTCGCCGCCGATCTGGGCGACTCCTACGACTTCATCCTGACCACCACGACTGCCGTGCAACTTGACGGCAGCACCGGGCTGGCGACGGTCACCATGGACGACATCGGTGACTACTGCATGTTCGAGTGGATGGGTCTCACCTGGAAGCTCATCGCCAACGCCGGTGGTGCGCTCGCGTAAGCACAATCGGTCAGCAGCCACTGGGGCTCCTGGCCACAACGGGGGGGAGTCGCCAGCATCCCGGCGGCTCCCACCCCGAATCCGCGGGATGCCGGATTGGAGAATAACGTGCATAAATCGACAGAGAAGCATCTGCGCATGATGCTCGGTATCGAGGACTCGGTTGACAAGAAGGGCACGGCCGTTCCGACGCCCGAATTCGCGAAAGCGTTCATCGACAGCATGCAGGCCAAGATGAAATCGTTCGCATACAAGGGCACCTCCGTGCCGATGGTCGCGTGCGTGGCGGCCCTGTCCGAGGTTCTCGAACCCATCCTGAAGCGTCTCGACGAACTTGAGGCGGCGCAGGGCGGCGGCACGAACGGGGAATCCACGCTCGAGCTGACGAAGCGAATTGACTCGGCACTGGCCATCGCGAAGAACGCGACGAAGACGGCGGACGATACCGCCGACGCACTGGCTGAGGCCATCGCGAACAGCAAAGCCGAGAAGGACGCGCAGAAGAAGACCACGAAGTCCACACCCAAGTAGGTGAACGCCAATGGCTGAAAGTACGCTGTCCCTGACCTGGCAGGACTACATGACCGCGGTCGGCCGAAAGGTCGGCTGGGTCAAGACAGGTGCGATCTGGTCGGCTATGAGCGCCGCTCGCCAGACTGAGACCGACCGGCTCGTTCAGGAGGCATACCGACAGTTCCTCGATCCCCCGCTCGTCCTTGAGGACGTTCAGCCCCACCAGTGGACGTTCCTGACGCCGATCCAAACCATCGACGTGACCTCGGGGACGGAAGACTACGAGATGCCCGACGACTTCGCCGGCCTGATCGGCAGGATCTGGTTCCCGGAGAACGAACTCAAGACGGCGCTGCACATCGTGGGTCGCGGGCAGATTCTCTCGCTGCGAAGCTCCGCGACGAACTCCGGCTACCCACGCTACGCGGCGATCACGCCTCTGCCGCGCGACGAGTGGACAGACGGGACGGGGCAGCGTTTTCAACTCATGATCTACCCGACGCCGGACGCGGACTACACTTTCGCCTACACCGCGAACATCATCACCAACAAGATGGACAGCACCGACGCGAACAAGTACCCGATCGGTGGCGAGAAACACGCGGAGACGATTCTGGCCTCATGTCTGGAGCGCGCGGAGAATTACATCGAGCAGGCCCAGGGGGCCGAGTACGCGCGGTGGATTCAGAGGCTTCGCGCGAGCATCATGATCGACCTCGACGCCTCAGCGCCTGAAACTATGGGGATGCTTGGCGACCGAAACAACCTGTACGGCAACCGATACTGCGACCGATCAGAGTACGTCAGTTTTGAAGGCAACATCCCCGGCCTGACCCCATAACAGGAGAGCATCATGGCGCAAATGGAAATTATCTACGTGGTCGGCGGAGACCTTATCCCCGACGACACGCCTGAGACGGGGCTGATTCGCGTCACAGGAACCGCTCTCGGCGAGGTTCACGTTCACGATATGGGCATGGCCACGGTGGTTGGAACGGATGGCGGGGCGGAACTGACGAAAGCGGTTGCCGTGGGTGGCAACGATGGCTCGAACTTCAACATTCTCGGCGTGGCCGCAGATGGCTCGATTGATGCGAATCTCGTGGTCGGCGACATCGAGATCGGCGCGGTCGAGCTGAAGAACGCCTCTACCGACGAGCGGGCGAGCATCGAAGCCGCCAATACCGCGCGGACCACGGCAACCAAGGTTCTTGCCACGCAGAACGTGGACGCGTTCGGCGAAGTCATGGCGGCGGCCGATCTCGTCTCGGTCAGAGACACCAACATCGAGCGGTATCTTGAGATCGACGAGGTCGAGGGCTCCGACATCGGCAACTGGGTGGCGGGAACGGACGTGGCCAACATCGCCCTGTCCACAGAGCACATCCCGCACGAGGGCAAGGCCGACTGCATCGAGATGGACAAGACGGGCGGGACGCAGACCACCGCCATCATGTCCAAGACCATTGCCGTGGATGGCTCCGCGTTTGAAGGCCCGACGTTGCTCGAAATGGCCGTCAAGCATGGCAACTACACCAACGTCGCGAGCATCATCTGCCGCCTCGGTACGGATGGGTCGAACTACCACGAGTACGCCATTGACCCGGTGGACTTCGCGACCGGCGAATGGGTGAGGATCGAGTTCAACGTGTGGGCTGGCCTCCAGACCGGCACCGGGCTCGACATGAGCACGATCACCTATATCGCGCTTGGCGTGGTGATGGATGCCGCGGCGAATACCATCGCGGACGTGCAGTTCGAGGAGGTGCGCTTCCTTTCGGCCCCCGCGGTGAGTTCCGCCCCGGTGGCGATCACGAACGATATCGGTGCGGTAACGCGCGTGACGAAGGTCGGCAGCGCAGCGGGCCCGGTCTGGCCGAAGGACTCGGGCAACAAGGATGCTGGAACTCCGCGCGTGGTCATCGCGACGGACGATGTGAACCAATCGGCGATCAAGACGGCCGTGGAGAAGATCCCCGCACTCGGCACGGCGGTAATGGCTGGTGCGGCACCCGTCACGCT